GATATTTTGGACGCGTGTATCGGGCTGAACCCTGTCGTGGTAACGCCAGCACCAGCACCGAAGCCCACACCTGTTCCCGTGCCAACACCCGCGCCAACACCCGCGCCGCTGTACCTGCGTGCCGACAGGGATTATGTGAACCTGCGTCCACAGCCGACGCTGAACAACACGCCGATCACCACTGTCACCCCCGCACAGCGTCTGAAGGTCGTGGGGCCGGAAAATGCGGAAGCAATGGTCGGGCATATCGACATGTGGATACAGGTGCAGACGCCGGAAGGGATTACAGGCTGGATCGCGGCATGGCTGCTGCGTCTGGAAACGACACCGCCTACGCCCCCACCTGCCCCAACGCCGTTACCACCACCGCCTAAACCGTCATGGCGTGGCGCGTTTGATGCCAGCGAATTAGCATGGATTGACCGCGAAGCAGCACGCGACACAGGCGGGGTGATTGCCAAACTGGTGACCCTGCTGCAATAGCTGAGAATGCCCCAAAACGGGGCATTTTTATTACGGCGTGAGCAGCACGTTAAATTCATAACCGTAGACTCTGGTGGGCGGAATGGCGTCGTAAATCGTGACGCGCACCTTGCCCTCAGCGTCCGGCCCGACGTTTACTTGCAATTCCCCTGTCGTCAGTTGATACACGTTCACCTCACCCCAATAGGTTGTTTCTGTGCCTGTAGCGATGAGCGTATTTTCTTCAGGCGTTTCAGGCAGCGCGGCCAGTTCTTCTGCGGGCAGGGTCACGACTGCAAATCCGGTTGCGCCATCCAGCCCGACACCAAAGAGCGTAAAGGCGTCCCCCTCCGGGGCGATGCTGATCTGGATGCCGCTGCTGCTGTAGGTGAGGAACGTCGCAAGCTGTGCCACCAGCACATCGCGGGCATCGTCCACTTCAAACGGTGTGGGGTATGCCTTCGTTTCAGCGCTGGCAAGGCGAAAGGCGTGCGCCTCGATGGTCTGGTCTAATTCGGACAGCAGCAGGTACATGGCGGCGCGTTGTTTGGGGGTGAGCATGTCAGTCTCCTTTAGGCAGCAGGGGTTTACCCGTAGCAAGGTCGATTCCGAGTGTGGATTGCATTTGCTGTACCGTTGCGCCAACACTTCCGGCACACTGGCGCATAGCGGCGTAGAGTTCATCGCGCGTGAGTTTGCTCCCGCGCTGTTTCAGCAGTTCTTCAAAAGCGGCTTCCGTCCATTCGATAGCGATCAGGGCAAGGCGGGTCATGGAGTCGCGCGGGTTACGTCCGCCAAGCTGCGATTTCAGTTCAGCAGCCTTGCGTCTGAACAGTTGCACGTATTCAATGTTGGTCAGTTCGCCATAAGAAAATTGTTCAGCGGCATGGAGCGCGGCGGCGTCCATTGCGGTCTTACGTTTCAGAATGCCACGCTGGCGACTTTCAATCCACGCATCATCCTTCCCTTGCTTGCGATAAACTGTAGATGCGAAATCTACAGATCGTTGCACGCCTAATTCGGGGTCTGCCTGTTGTTCGAGGCGCTCAACGGCTAATGTCGCAAGCCACTGGCGAATAGGTTCCGCTTTCGGGGAGGGGATGGATTGAATGATGCGCAAGCAGGTATGTGCGTCTGCGAAATCAAAGTAGCGCAGTTTGCCATCTTTGGCGGGAGCTTTCAAACTCAAGATTTTTTCTTGACTTTCAAACCCCTCTTTTTGAAGACGTTTTTTGGTGTCGCGCCAGTATTGTGCAGCATCTTTACTGCCTGTGATTTGCGCAATAATGTCAACGATAGAATAGACAGTCTTATCACGCTGTTTGATGCTGCGGATACTCTCATCAAAATTGGGGTCTAGGGGGAACATCTCAAGAGTCATGATACAATCCTTGTGTCTAACCTTACGGGGCTAGGCTGAGCCTGATTGCTTTTGCCGCCAAGCTGTTGGCAATCAGGCTCGAACCCTTTAATAAACCTTTGCAATGTCCTCAAGCGCATACCAGCGGGCAGTCCAGCGCCCTTCGATCTGGTACGCCACGCGGTATGACAGTTCGTGTTCGTAGTCCACATCAATGACTTCACCGCAGATGTCCCCATACGCGGGGTGTGTCGTCAGCACCAGCACCACATCCCCTTGCAGGATAATGTCGTCGTCAATGTCGCCATCGCTGTAATCGGCAATGTCTTCAGAAGGGGCAATAAACCACTGCGTAATTGTTGAAACAAGGGGGAAGGTTGAAAGATTGATAGCCATTTTCGGTTACTCCTGATGCCTCTAAGGTGGGCTAGTCTGCCCACCAGCTAACGGTCTGTTCCTGATCGGGGTCGCATTCCGGCTCAACCGTGAAAATCACGGTGTTGTATGCCGACTTGCTAATCTTGTGACGCAGCGTATAGGCAAACCCGCCAACATGGGCGCTGTAAGCGGACTGTGTACCGCAGTCGCGATACTGCCCATTAGCGGCAAACCACTTGCGCACATCGGCTGCCATCTTCGCAGGAAGTGTGCCGTTGAAAACGCGAAGTCCTGTTTCGCTGTATTCGGCGGCTACTGTCTTGCTGGTCAACCAATTAATTGCTGCGTTCATGTTCGTGTCTCCGTGTGCGTCATTTGACTATGTATCTAATATATCACTCATGCGTGATATTGTCAATAAATAAAAACCCCCAACAACAGGGGGTTCGTTTAGCGGTTGCGTTTGGTGTACGGTTTGCGCGGTTTAGGCTGGTGGGTTTCTGCCCATCGCATCAGTTCAGACTCCTCGATGAACAAATCTCGTCCGCGCTTGTTCGCTACCAGTTCGCCGCGTCGTATAGCATGACGAATGGTAGACGCGCTTTTCAGGTTCAACTTTGCGGCGGCTTCATCTGTCGTGTATTCAGGCATAATCAACTCCATGCCCCGATTGTACATCATTTTAGTTCCTTCCTTACACGGCGATACACCAGCGGCACGCCCATAGTTCGTTGTTCGTCGCATCGCCTGTACGCGGCAATCGTGCGCGACTTCCACTTTGCAGGTAAGTGCCAGTTGTAAATACCAGACCATTGGCAGTCATTAGACCGGACGCGTACAGCGCTCTCAAAATAGTTTCCAATGAGGTAACGTACTGGTGGGTCGTCCAGATAACGAACATCAATGATTTCCCCGTCACCCATCAGCCAGAAATGAGTGTGAACCGTAAACCCGCGTTCAAACTGCACCGCGCCGCGCATCATTTTCAAATGGGGATAGGTGGCTTTAATGGTTTCTGCCATGTACAGACAGTCCCCTTTGCCGATCAGGTTTAGCTGTTTGCCGATCTCTCTCGACTTTTCCACATTGAGCCACAGCGCTGCACTTAACGCGGCGGCAAGAGGAACATCCGGCGAATAGGTAGACTGTCCCTTCAGGTAAGACGGCATTCCAGAAAAGCCTAACGAGATAGACCCCTGTATCAGTCGCGCCATATTGTCACCCCTCCTGCACACTCAGCACATCGGCGCAGTAACACAGCGCCACCAGCGCCGTCGCTTTGAAGTTCGGCACGACCTCCCCCACCTTGCCGCGCACGCTGTCCTTTTTGTTGACGCTCGACAGCTTGAACCCCGCATCTTCCAGCGCGCGGGCAATCGTTTCCACAGCCGCCACGCTGTCCTCGTTGCGCAGTTCGACGTAACGCTCCCCGGCGTGTGAGGCTTCAGGATCAGGGGCCAGCGCGGCATTGGCTTCCAGACTGCGATTGTCCAGGTAAAACTGTACATAGCGCTTCAGGGTGTCGTGGTCGATGCGTTGAATGTCCCATGCGGTTTTTATGAGCGCGCCTTCCAGCAGCAGCGAGACGTTGTATTCCCCTGTCCCTTGCCATGACAGTTTCAGGTTCGGCATCAGGGCAGGCAGCGGAATAGGCAGCGGCAGCGGCGTGCGGATCATATGCGCCGCCAGCGCATCCCCGATAACCCGTACCAGCGCTTCGATGCGTGGGTTGTAGGGAATCATTTTGTGGTACAGATGGCTTCGTTTTGCCATGTTGGCTCCTTCTCTTTTTCATTGTAGCGCGCGTGATTATCGACTGCCACCTGTGCATTAATTGCCCGTTCCAGCGCATTCACGCGCCGTTCCAGTTTGGCGATGTGCGCCTTATCGCTGCCCTTACGCGCGGTGTCTAACATCTGCTGCTGGAAGCGCAAAGACTCCTGCCAGTGTTCCGGCTGCGGTGGGGTCAGATGAAACACAAAGTCAAGGTCGTGCCGCGCCCGTTCCAGTTGGCGTAAGGCCAGGCGGAAGCGAATTTCCCCCTCTGGCAGTTTCTTTTCACGCAGCACGTAGTCCAGCAGTTCATCCGAGGAGCGCCAGACATGCCAGCCATCCAGCGGCTTGGGGTACAGCACGCCATCCACCACCACCTCAAACAATTTGTAGCGGTCTGCCATCTCAAAGGCGCGTGCCTGTCGTTCGGGCAGCGAAAGCGTATCCACGTCCATGTAGACCGGGGCCAGCGCTTTGGCGTTTTTGCCCGTCCCCAACCAGCGCTTGCGCAGCATCGTGCCTTCGTACACATCGCCCCAGCGCGCCGACAGGCTTTTTATTTGCGCTGTGGATTTGCGCATCCATTCGCTGTCGTTAAAGGCTGACGCCCCTTTTTTGGCGTTTTGAGACGCCTCAGGGGACTTTACAGGCGTAGTCTGCCGAACCACGTCTAACGCCTGTTTTGCGCCTTTTGCGCCGCGCTGCACACGGCGACGGTACGCCGTGATTTTGTGTCCATTTTTGCAGTATTTACGACTGGCGGCAATAGGTGTGCCGCAGACAGTACAGGTATTCACGCCACCACCTCCCAGCGCGCGGGCTTCCAGCCGCTTTGCAGCAGGCGCTTATGCATCAAACACTGCGAGTCGTAGTCCACTGGCATCCACCACGAACGTTTGTGTTTGCGGTAGGTAGCCTCGCGGCGGGTCACGGCGGGCGCTACAGGGACGATAGCGCTTGGCGGCGGGGTGTAGAGGATAATCACCGCTGCACCTCCTGACACCTGGCGCGTATTTTTAACAGCGTTTCGATGGGCGTAAGCCACTGGTCGCGTGTCAGCGTGCAGATGTCGGCCAGCACAGACTCAAGGCGGGTTACTTCGCGTTCCAGTTCCACGACGCGCGCATGATCGGCCATCTGCTGTGGGCGTTCGATGGGTGTGAAGCCTTCGCTGCGGTAGTTGTGGGTCATAACCCCTCCGCTGTTTCAATCTGCGCGGCTTGGTGCTGTTCTAACAGGTCGAATAATGTTGGTTGAGCGACCTCAATTTCTGCCTGTGAGCAATATTTAATTGCCCCTTTCCAGTAGGACTCCTTAAGTTCAATGCCAACGGCGCGACGCCCCAAACGCACCGCTTCATAAGCGGTTGAGCCAATTCCGGCAAAGGGGTCAAATACCACGTCCCCTTTATTGCTCCACAGGTCAATGCAGCGGCGAATGACATCCAGTTGAAGCGGGCAGATGTGTTTTTCGTCTTTGGCGTCTTTAACCTGCTCATAATTCAGGACATTTGTCTGTTGCACGTCCATCCAGACGGGTGAGGCGTAACGCTGCCACACGGCAATGCTGTAGTTATTCTCGCGTGTCCGTTTGTTGGGGCGAATTTCCCATTCTTCGGGCGCTTTCCCTCCGATGTAATCCCCCATAACACGGCGCTGTTGGACCGGAACTTCAAATGTTTCATCTCCACCCCATTTGCGGAATACAATGAGATAATCTGCCATCCCCTGCCGACAAACTTCTGTATTGGAGACAAAATTCCGATGTAGAAGCCCGTTGTTCTTCGTGCGCTCCATTTCAATCACAGGGTCTTTCCAGATCGTCACGCGACTATGGAATTGCCAATTGGGGGACTTCTTCCACTTAGCAACGGCCTCTTGATGGGCTTCGAGTAGAGCGCGCACGGCTTCGATGCTGGGCGCGGATTTAAGAGCTTCGGCGTCTAATTTAGGTTCAGGATTCACTGCGTTTTCAAAGGCGCGAATGATCTTGCCGGGGAAATCAATTAACCCCATCGCGCCATCGCGATTACGGAACGCTGGGAGGTCTTTGCAGTGAACCACATTCAATCGCCCCGGACGAGTGGCGCGATACATTTCCTTGATGAGGAATTCATAATGCGTGAAAAACTCATCGTCATTGGCGCTGTTGCCCATGTCAGCTTCAGAATCGCTATAGATATAAAGCTGTCCAAACGGGGGACTGGATACTGTCAGGTCAAGCGAATTGTCTGGAATTCCTTTGATAACCTGCACACAATCGCCCTGATACAGCACCCAGTTATTTCCCTGAGCCTGATTAATGACCTTCACATCGTTCATGCCGATAACCCTTCTTCCAATTCCGAGTAACTCTTAAGCCACGCGGGTAAAATGATTGATTTTGCGCCCTGTGCCGATGCCAACACGGGCTTTTTACTGCTGCGAAACAGCCCATGTTCGAGCATCGCGGCGTTCATCTTTTGCTGCTGTTCAGCAAATGCACGTTGTTTCGCTTTTAAAATCGCCAGCACGCTCCCCTCTGTTTCGGCGTAGATCAGGTGTGCATTCACAGGTTTAGTCTGCCCAAAGCGATAGGAGCGGCGCAGCGCCTGATAGGTTTTCTCAAAAGAGAAGGACACACCGACAAACACCATGTCAGCGCAATGCTGCCAATTCAGGCCGAAGCCTGCGATCTCTGGCTTGGTGATAAGAAGGCGTTCCTTGCCCATTGTGAAGGCGTTTAGACGGTCTTCCTTCTGTTCAAGGGTGTGAGAGCCGCGCACCTCAATAGATTGTGGCAGGGCCTTCATCAGCGCATCCGCTTCGTAGTTGGTGTCACACCACACGATACACGGCGCATCAGTGGGCAGCGCTTCAACCAGCTCAAGAGCTTTGTGAACGCGATCCTTGAGGCTTTCACGCTTGACCTTATGTAGAGTCGTCGAGTTGGGATTGGTGTCAGGCAGCAGCATCCCTTCCCGATGAGCGCGGTCAATCGTATCCTGACTGGCAGATAACCGGTGCTCTAGTAAATGCAATGGCGGGAGATCATATCCGTGCATCGCATATTCAGGCCCCAGGTCGGCGGGAGTAGACAAACATACAGCCCAACTGGTTAACCAGCGCCAGAAATCAGCTTCAGCATGTTTTTTCAGGATAGCGCTGCGGGCAAGTTTGCTATCTCCCATGAACCAGCGCGCAAGCACTTCTTTAAAGTGCATGATGCCCAAAAAGGTTGACTGATTGCTGAACTCAACAAAGTCGTTCGGTGCAGGGGTTGCTGTTGCGACCAGCTTAAATCGGGTATCAGCAAACGCGCGCACGAGTCTCCAGAAGGTCTTGCCCCCTAGATTTTTCAGGATTGAGGCTTCATCCAGCACAACACCTGAAAACCGCGCGGGGTCAAAGAGGTGCAGGCGTTCATAGTTGGTGACAACAATCTGCGCGCTGCCAACTTCATCCTGCGATCTGGCATATTGAACATCTGCCTGAATATCGAACTTCCCCGCTTCGCTCACAGTTTGTTGTGCAACGGCCAGCGGTTCAAGGATAATCACAGGGCGCTTTGTGTGCTGTGTTACATGCCGCGCCCATTCAAGTTCCTGCAGACTCTTGCCCATGCCGCACTCCTGAAAATAGGCGGCGCGGGCAAGGTACAAACCCCATCGGATCGTGGCGTTTTGAAACTTAAACGCCTTTGGGTTGATGTCACTTTCTGAAACCTCAAAGCCGATTGGTTTAGCGGTCTGGAATTTGTTGATTAAAAATTGTTGATAATCGCTCACGGTACTCTCCTCATTTCCAAACGCACGTAATACTGCGACCACGCTTCCAGATCGCACCCGCGCCGCGTCACCCTGTACTGATGCTGGCGGGCAAGCGTTTCCAGCGGGTCAAACACGGCGATGGGCGCATGGTGGCGAATGCTGACGACCTCCCCATCTGCGCTGATTTCCATGCCCTGAAGCGGCTTGAGGCGTTTCAGGGCGGCGGCGCATTCGTCGCTCATTAGTCCATCCTCACAGCGACAATTGCCAGTGCTTTGCCGTGATAGTGTCCACCACCAACACATTCAAACGTTGAGCCTCTCAGGGCAAAGGCCACGGCCTTACGGCTGAACTTACCCTTCAGCCACACCTGATACCAGTGCGTGTTGGTGACCTGTTCCACTGCTGTCACGCTGATGTGATTGGTTTCTAAGAGCGCCCTGATCTGCTCACTCATACGTTTGCCAGTTTCTTATTCCAGCCCTGTCCAGCCCACGCATTAAACAGCGTGTTCAGCGTGTCGAGTTTGCGCGGTCTGACTTCATAGGCCAGCGGCCCATCCAGCAGCAGCAGCGTGCCATCCCACAGCAGCACCAGCGCCAAACGCGACGACCAGCGCCCCACCGTCCAGTAGCGACCATGTCGGCGGTTGTGGACACGGACTGCTGTCGTCACCAGCCCGCGATGCGCCTGTTTGAACATGGCGGGGGTTACGTCCACCGCTGGCAGCAGCACCGCACGCCGTTCCCGCAGCGGCGTCACCGAGGGCAGCAGCGTGAATTCGGCCAGCCCGTCGAAGATGTCTTCCTGCGGTTCGGGTTGTGCTTCAGCCTGCGGTTCCGTCAGCATCGCGTGAATGCGCTCGGTGACACGGTGCGCCAGTTCCGCGTTCACCATACGCTCCCAATTGGCGACATCAATCACCAGCGGGAACATGTAAGGCACGACTTCAGTAAACGCGGCATCCTCGATGCCGTTGTGCGGGATGGTCTGCGGCTGGTCTTCGATGCCGAAGACTTTCTTCAGCGCCAGTTTCGCCAGCGCGTCCATCGACGTTTCAGGTTTGGGCATGACGATCTGCCCTTGCACTGCGGCAGGTTTGGCGACCTGCCCATCCAGTGAACGCACAGCCCACGCGGGTTCGGAGATGCCACCGAAGCGGATCATGTGCAGCTTCGGATTGCCTGCGTATACGCCCCAATACACACCCTCATACCACGTCGTGTCCTTCGCAGCAAACGCCTTCTGGAACGCGACTAACATCCCCTTACGCGGGACAAATTCGGTTTCAGGCTCGACGGGCACAACGGCAGTTGCCTCCTGTGTTTCGGTTTCCTGCGGCATGGCGAACCATTCAAAATCATCTTCGCCCGCGCGAAAATCGACCAGGCTCAGACTGCGCAGGTGGTGGAGCGTGTTACGCTGCGGCGGGTTGGTCTTACTGTGCGGCAGGATACCCGACTGCACGCGGGACAAAATGGATTGCTGGAATGCTGTTAATGTGGTCATGGTTCCCCCTATGCCAGCACTAAAGAACGTACATCGAGCAGATCAAGTTCAGTGACATGACTGGTGATCGTCAGCGGGCGCAGGCGTAAAAAGCCCTGCGTCTGCAAACGGCTGTACCAACTGGTATTGCAGTACACCACTGCCTCACGTAACTGGCGTTCGCTGGTGAATGCGGTGATGTGGCAGAAGTCGTGCGACAGTCGCGCAAACGGGCGGTAATAATCGCTGTACAGGCGGCGTATCCCGATGGGCACCCAGCCGCCGATGTTGGCGGTGTAAAAGACCGCTTCGACAACAGGCGTATCCCGCTCGACCTGTGCCACGCGCACCAGATTCGGCGCGGGGACTTCCACCACCAGCGCGGGGGCGTAGTCATGATCGCGATGCGGCGCAATCGTCAGACGGTAGCCGGGGACAAAAAAGTCAAAATAACTCTCCGCGTGTCCGGCATTGTGTGCCTGCACGATCATGTCCAAACGTGCTGTGAAGTAGTTGGCGGTAATCATGTTAGACCCCCATCACGCGGTAGGCCCCGATGCGGGCAGGATGCAAACGGCGGGTGTAGGAGCGCGTGAAAGTGGGAGTGTCCTCATACACTTCCTGATCGTCGGTTTCATCCACACGCGAACCGGGGATGATAAAGCGGGAGCTACGGCCCTGTCGCCAGTTGCGCAGTCCCTTGAACACCGCCGCGTCCCGTTCGTAACCCCAGCCAGCAGCGCGGCGCATCTCGCCGTAGGGCGCTGACCAGTACCAGAGTTCACACCACCACAGGCCGCGTGTCCAGCGCGGCGCATCCACGCGGATCAGCGCGCCATGCAGCAAACGGTATCCGTCGCGGTGCAGTTCGCCAATCGTGCGCAGCGCCTGCCAGAACGCCAGCATCCCATCGGGGTTCGCTTCCAGTTCGGCAGTGTCTGTGCCTTCCGGCGTCACGGTCTGCTGCGAGTCTTCCGGCAAAGGCTGCTCGACGCTGGTTTCACCTGTAGGTGAAAACTCCGGTTCAACGCGGCGGCGGTCTGTGCCTTCCTTGTGTGTCGTGCGTGTTGTCATAGATTTAATCCTTACGCTGATGTTTAAACGGTGGTCATCGTTATGGTGTTACCTTCATTTACAATAGTACTATACAATGTATAGTATTGTCAACAAGCAAAATTGACACCCCGCGCCAATTGTGGATAATAAAAGATGCATGGGTGTAACCATGCATCTGATGTTTGATTGGTCATCGAACAGCCAACAGCGCTCCGAAAGGGGCGTTTTTGGTTACAGCAGCGGCATCTGCTCCGGCACATCCTCAGCGACAATAATCATGGCGTGCGTCTCAAATTCAAAGTCGGCTTTGGCCTGTTTCCATGACTTCGTGCGCAGGCGTCCGGTGAAGCGCTGCCACGCCCGTAAATAGGCGGTTCTGCTGGTGACGGTAATGGTTTTTTCTGCCAGTCTGATGTCCTCATGCGCCAGTATCTGCCAGACGTGAAAGCCGATACTGTCCGCCGGAATGAACACGGCATACGGTTCCTGTTTAACCGCCAGCGGGTAGCCGTAATCGTGCAGCCGCAGCGCATCGTCCCCTGTCACCACATGATACTGAGTATCAAAACGATAGAGCGTGATGGTCATAACAGCGCCAGGTCAATATCACGGACAGCNNAAATACAGTGTTACCGTCCCCTCGCCACCGTCGCGCTGCTTGGCGACGATCAGTTCAGCAGTATTCGGAAACTCCGATGCGGGGTTATAGACCACATCACGATACAGAAACATCACCACATCGGCCTCAGCTTCCAGATCACCCGACTCTTTTAAGTCGCTCAACACAGGGCGTTTATCCTTGCGGTCATCGACGCCGCGCGATAACTGATGCGTCGCCAGTATCGGCACGTTCAATTCACGTTTGCCCGTCATGTCTTTCAGTTTGGAAGCGATGTGTGAGACCTCAAGGCGGCGCTCCCCGATGCGTTTGCCCGGTGACATCTTATAAATGCCATCGACGATCAGCAGGTCTAAATCGCCATGTTTACGGGCAATGCGGTTGGCTTTCACTTCCACCTGACGCGGGGACAGCGCTTTGGAGTCGTCGATAAAAAGTGGTAGCTTGCCACCTTCGCCAATGGACTCAACAAACCGTTCCCACAACGTTGTATCCAGATCGCCGTGCGTAATGGTGCGGGACGGGATGCCGGAAATCATCGAATAGAGGCGGCTCATGATTTCCTCGACTTCCATCTCCATCGACAGAAATAGCACTCTTTTGCCCATGCGTGCGACATGCAGCGCAATCGCCAGAAACAGCGCGGTTTTACCCATGCGCGGGCGTCCACCGAGGATATAAAACTTACGCTGAAGCCCGTCCAGCAGCGTATCCACTTCGGTAAAGCCTGTCGGGATGCCCTTCAGCCCGTGAATGGGATTGTTCACCTGCTGTTCTATCTGGTTGTAAAAGGCGATAGAGGCTTCACGCATGGTGACGGTATCGTTGGGCAGCGCGTGTTCGGTAACGGTGAATAAACGTTCCTCAGCCTTGCTCACGATCTGCTCTACGGGCATGGTTTCGTTGAGCGCCAGCCCGCGTATTTCATCCGACGCGCTCAGCAGCTTACGGCGAATGGACGCGCGTTCCACCAGGCGGGCATAGGTTTCGGCGTATACTGAACTCGGTGTATTGCGAAACAGGCTGATGAGATAGGTATCGCCACCGATAGCCTCAAGCTGTTTAAAGGCTTTCAGTTCTTCGACCACTGTCAGGTAATCAATCGCTTTTTTCTGTTCCAGCAGTCGCAGCATAGCCTGCCAGATGTAGCGGTGACGGATCAGGAAAAAATCCTCCGGCTTGAGGATCGCGGCGATATCGGGCATCACAACAGGATTGACCAGCACCGCGCCAATTACGGCTTCCTCGGCTTCCTGGCTGAACGGCACATTTAATGCCGGGGCGGGAGTAGGTTGTTGAGTCATGAGAATAAGGTCGCTTTCTTTTCGGCCATCTTACGGGCAAGTTCGGCGCGTTCATCGGCGCTGATTTCACGAGTTGCAGGCGCGGGCTGCTGGGACGGGCGTGCTGGCGCTGGCGCTGTAAATTCTTCCCATGCGGAAATAAAGGCTGCGGGATCTTTGGGCGGGTCGGCGTTGGGTTTATTCACCTTCCACTGCGCATATACAGCCCGTACCCGCTGGGCAATCATGGCGTCTTCGTTCACTTCGTTGTAGGTCTTGCCCAGATGTTCGGCAAGGCAGGTAATCACCTTACCCACACGTCCCGCGTTACCGTTTAAGACTTCAGGACTGAAGCCGGGGCGCATGTGCCAGCCGCACTCGGCAATCGCGTCAAAGGTCGGGCTGCGTTTCGCGGGCGGTTTGGTCAGCTTGTAGGTCGCATACTTCGCATCAGCATTGAGTACACTGCCCTTCACAGGAACGATGCCATGTTTCGCCCATGCTTCCAGCAGTGGGGCGTAGTCCTTTGGCGTGTAGGTCTTGGCGTACACCTCCTGTTTTGCTTCATTCACCGGATAATACTTGCTGGCGGTGAACCGTCCCTTGGCCGCTGGGACTGCGGTTGTATTCTTTTCGTTTGCAGCGCTGGGATCTGTCCCTGTTTCTCCTGAAGGCGAAACGGTTTCGATTTGACGAAAGTCATCCTGTGAGATTGCCGCAGGCAAAGAATCTCTATTCTTTGTAGTTATCTCTGTAGTACTCTCTGTTATGGATTTGACGATTTTCGTTAAGTCCATTTGACGATTTTCGTCAAATCCAATTTGCGGATTCTGTAAAATCGACTGCACACGATTTTTAAATTCTGGCCAGTTAATGCGCAGGTGAGTCGTCGGGACATCATTAAATTTCCATGTCCTGACAATGATTAACCCACGCTTGGCAAGGCGTTTAATACAATCGCGGGAATAGCGCTCAGTAATGCGGCATTCATCCCACCAGTCCTTTGCACGTTTCGCCAGCCATAATTCCCCATCGCGCTGGATCGTCATGCGCGGTTTACCCGTTTCGAGATTAAACCCATGCCAGAACATAATCTGACTGAACATAATGCCATCAATCAAATCACCATCGTTAATGTCTACATAGATGCGCTTCACGGCGATAACATCCCGCTGCGCATTTTCGCTGGCTAACCAGCCTTTGACCCACTCATCCATAGCTCATCTGTTCTTTGGTTATAACGAATGTTTGACAAACCCACACGCCTCCGCTAGACTAAAGGCGTGTGGTGAGACTGTGACGCTGCGCGTTCGCACCGCTGAGCGTCCCGATGTTATAGCTACCTACCAGATGCCCCGGAAACGGGGCGTTTTTATTTCCACCCCACTCAATTGAGCTGCGTTATTTTTAACGCATCTCCGACAAAATTACAACCGTCATCTGGCAGGTAGGATGTTAAAGATCAAAACGGAATCTGATCGTCCGGTATCTCCACAGTCCCCGCCGCAACGGGCGCAGCTTCGGCGGGCGTCTGCTGCCCCTTGTCGCTGATGTAATACGACTTGTCGCCTTCACCCTTCACTGCCCACTTCAGACGCACAGGGGCCACCGCCTTCGGCTTGTTATCCGTGACCCAGGACTCGATGTGGTTGGCGCTGTAGTAGGCTTCCCCCACCGACTTTTTAAACTCAGTCGAGCGCCCATAGACGCGGATCATGCCGACAGCAGTTTTGAAGTCGATGTACTGCCCGTTGTAGAAGGCAACCGTTGAACACACGTCCCACTGCTCCTGTGTCGCGCGCTGGACGATGGCGTGTGTAGCGTCTATCGGGGACTTGTACGCGCTGTAGAATGTGACTTCCATCTCGCGCTCGACCTGCTCCACCGACTTGCCGAAGTTGTCCATGATCCAGTTGGCGAAGATCGCCTTTTCGTCTTCGGTCCAGCCCTTCGCTGGCGGCTGCGCATCCACTTCCCACGATTTCAGGATGTGCGCTACAGCTTCTTTCCCGCTGTTAAACTTGGCGTTCCATGCCTTTTCGTTGTTCCACTTATCGACCGACGCATAACGCAGGATTTCGCTGTGGCTAATCCCCTCAATGCGCTTGGCTACCGCTTCATAGAGCTGATCCAGCGTCGTGGGGTTTGCCCACTGCGTCGAGCCGTTCATATTGCTGGCGTCAGTCACAATGCGGCGGTTCGTGCCGTTGCCCAGCGTTTCCTTCGCTTCCT